TTGCCCAACATGATCCGGCTTGTAACGAATCATTGGATATGCATCTTGCATCTTAGTAAATACTTCACGTTTCACTAGCATATATCCAGTACCAATCTCCATAACTTCAAGAGGTTCAGTAACTTGAAACTGTGCAGTCCCTTTTACTACATTGAAAACATACTCACCAACTAAATTTTCTAATTCTTTAGAATCAAGGTTAGGATGATTTCGTGCAGCGGCTGCAACATTAGGCCAATTGATAGATTTCTTAGGATAAGGACCACCAATAACATCTTTATCAAGAGCCAACATTGCAATTACATCTTGAGGATTGTAGTGAATGTCTGAGTCGATAAACAGTAAGTGTGTGAAGTCTGTAGAACGAAGAAATTCATCGACTAGATAATTTCTTGCCCGTGTGATAAGTGATTCGTTGAAAAGGAAAGAAAACTTTGTTTCAACGCCATACCGAGCCAAGGTTGTTTGTAGATCAAGGCATGATTTGATATACAGACCGTGAGCCATACCACCATACATTGGTGTGGCTACAAATACTTTGTTCTTCTTTAATTCTTCAACTTTAACTTGTATTTCCATAATAACTCCATAAAAAAAGAGGAAGTAACACTTATATGTATTACTTCCTCCACCAAATTACATCATGTAATTAGGCAAATGCGCGGTCGCCTTGCTTACGAAGTGCAGCGATACCAGCAGCAACAACTTTCTTACTAGGGGTACCAAGGCGATAAACAGAAATGCTACGACCATTAGCAAGAGTCTTGCGGTTGGTGTAGATAGCATGACCTTCTTCGCGCAGTTCGCCGATACGAGCAGACACATTGGTGATGCCGAAACGGTGTTGAGCCTGGGCTACAGTAAAGGTATTGTAACCATCAGTTTTGCTCAAAGCAGACAACATTTTTTCTTTAGCGGATTTACGCATTCAAAAATCTCCATATTAAATTAGTCCCTATTTGTTACCGATTTGAGGTGAGACCGTTGCCTCAAAAGTGATACATTATAACACACCCACAGATCAATGTAGGCAAATGTGGTTTAGAAAGGAAGTTCTTCAGTTTCAACAGGCGGTACTGGTACCGTGTTAGCAGTATTCTGAACACCAGCATCAATTTTGGTATACAAATCAAAGAAACTCATTTGAGTATCCATATCAAAACGATTCAAGCAGAGTTTGATTGCTTTAGTTTTGTCATTGAAGATACCGTAAGTCTCAACGATATGTACCAAACGGCGAGTAGAAATCACTTCATCGCAACCACCATCAGCAAAAGTTTTACGAATAACTTCTGCCCATGTAACAAGTTTTTCAGCAAACTCGGTGTCAGGTTTACCAACCGAAACAAGTTCTTTTTCGATAATCTTGCGTTCGGTTTTCAGAGGAGGAAATTCTTGTTCCATCGTGGTACGAAAACGCTCAAGGAAGGCTTCGTTCAATACATTGGTAAACATATAACGACCGTCTTCTGAACCTTTACCTTTAGTGTTCGCAGTAGCAAACACGGTAAAACCTTCAGCAGGATTAACCAGTTCACCTTTCTTTTTCAGCATGAACGGTTTGCCTTCAAGAACCCGTTGCAGAGAAGAAAGGTTCTGAGCACCATAGTCAATCTCATCAATGCACAGAACAGCACCTTGACGAGCCGCGGTGGTCACAGGACCATCACGCCATTGCATACTACCATCAATCAGAACATAGTTGCCAAGCAGGTCAGATTCATCAGTTTCAGGCGTCATAGAAATGCAAACGAATTTGCGTTTTGCTTTAGCGCAAGCCTGTTCAATAGACATGGTCTTACCGTTACCAGAATGACCAGAAATGAAAACAGGAAAGAAACGCTTCGATTCTACGATAGCAAGAACATCTGCAAAGTTACCAAACGGTACATAGTTGCGATATGCAGTTGGTACTAGATTAGTTGAATCAAGATCGGTTATTACGTTGACAATTTTATCTTTAGATTTTTCCACAACAGCACTCATTGGAATAACATTAGTTTGCATATTGCACACGGTACCAGGTACACGATACAGACCACGACCAATGTGATTCTCCTCTTGTTTGGTAAAAAACTGTGCGCCTTTCAGACCAATATCTGAACAGATTTTCTTCACTTCGGTTCGCGTCACGGTATTCTTACCCAAAGCAGCCAAAGCATCAAAAAATTTCTGTTTCATTTCAACACGAATCATAATGTAAAACTCCTATCTCAATGTATAACAACATTCTATCACAAACCTAGGGCTTTGTCAAGCACTATGTAGCGATACCTTGAATAAATTGGTTCACCATCGCTCGACTGACGGTTCGCTTCTTGTTTGCCGCGGTGAATGCACTTTTAATATCACGAATTGATTGTGCATTTTCGGCAAGAGAATCAAACGAATCTTCTTCAGTAATGCCTTTCGGTGTAGTAACGAAAAACTTATCATAACCTTGAATGTTCAAATTGAAATAGTTTTCTTTTTTGAATTTTTTGATTGATTCATTAAGTTTATGTTCATTCAACATAAGTGGAAAACCTACTTCATCACAACCTCGTTCTTTAATGGTAGCTTTAGCATACCTAGTATCTGTCAAATAAAACGAAAAGATTTTAGAACCAGTAACAATTTTGAACCATTCAAGAATGATAGTATGCATTCCATCTATACTTGAAAGTTTCCGTTGAAATTTAATTTTGTCATCAACAATGAAAACATTTTGGGAGTTAAATTGCATAACAGGATTGAGTTCATTTTTGTTGCAATATGTGTGAGTATGATCTGCATCACCATCATGCACAACAACCAAATTTGTAATGTCTAAATTATTTTTGCGTTTGAATTCTTTCATTACATTTGCCAAAGCCGCAACAGCCTGTGTCATGGGAGTATTTGACAAGTTCTCAGTAACAGGATATGCGATGTAATTTCGGCGATTATATGATCTTTTCAAAATCAACATATTTTTTACTGCACTGGTAAACACAGAATTAGACATTGTTGAAGAAAGGTACTCACGCAAACGAACATCAGTAAAAGCAATGGCATCAACTTCTGTTTCAAACGAAGAAAAATCTTTTTCTTTAAACTTGGAATGATCTTCAATTCGTTTCTGTGCAATAACATCACTAACATAACCAGCAGAATTATTACCAAAACCATATACAACAAAAGGAATATTCACTTTGCGGCAGAACATAGTAAGAATCAAAATCTGTTCAATTGAGTCACCGATAATATCTTGCATTGAGCCAGACTTGTCAAGCAACAACACTAAGCCGTGAGATTTACCTTTTGGTACCAGAAGCATCTTACGAAAAATGTTATCATCAAAACGATATGATGAAAGTTTACCAACATCAATTTCACCAGTATCTGCAAGGCGCGAACGACTGAATGCTTTTGCTGCTTTACGCATTTCAAATTCTTTCACCAACAGATTGATATACCGTTCATTTGTTTTCTTGAATTCAGAATACCATTCATTCTTTTGATCTTCATTAACTTGTGCATTAAATGATTTAGTCAAAGCGCCTTGAACAATTGAATGTGGAACAAGAATGTTTTCCATGTTGGCTTTAGGAATCTTGTAATACACATACTCTTTTGATTTTTCATCAAGCAATTGTGATTCATTGCGGCGATAGTTTTCATCTGTTTGGCAAATTGGATCAATCAAAGTGCCTTGATCTTCATAGGAATTTTGCGACATTTTCTTACGATTGATTGCATTTGGCAAATTGGGTTCTTCATCAGCGTTTTCATCTTCATCATCTTCATCATTGCCAACGCCGTTGCCGGCACCTTCACTTTCAACACCACGGTCTTCATCACCATCTTCATCAGCACCATAATTTTCATCACCATCTTCATCATCAATCATTTCAGGATCAAAAAATTGAAAATCATTTTGTTGCAATTCTTGCTGTTCATCTTTAGAGTATGCAAAAATTTCATCGGTGATTTTTATCACTTCATCCCAAGTTTCAGCAACACGGACTTTTTCAACCAATTTTTGTTCTTCATGGGTGAATGAGACACTCATAGTCCATTGAGACTTGCTATACAAGTTCAGACGGTCAATGAAAGGCATTTGGCTTACATCACGATTTTTTATACCAAAAAAATCACGCATCATTAGTTCGGCATATGCATTTTTAAACGACATACGCAAACCAGGATACTTGCGCTGAATTTTTTTCTCGATACGGGCATCTTCAACGACATTCAAAAAACCTTTGTAGTTAGGACTTTTTGTTTTGTCTGTTGCAGCAGAATGCCAACCGTCAGCCGGAGTGTATTGTGCGTGACCGACTTCATGTCCAGTCAGCAGGTCATAGATAACGCCTGACATATCTTTCCAGATTGGAAGATATAGAACACGATTGATAGGATCGAAACTTGCGGTTTGAGCCTTAATGTGATTGATAGTGATGTTCTCGGTTGCCATCAGTTTGGCAAGTTGAGATTTTTGCTGAACAGTAAATGTCATAATATAGATATGCTTTCAGTTTTGATACTACTATTGTAGCACAATATGCAAAGAAAGTCAAGCCCCATATAAGTCATTGATTTATATGGGCTTTTTCAAGAGAAGTTTCAACCATGTGTGTATTGTATCACACTTAGGAAGAAAAAGGGGCAATTATGGTTTGTAGAAAACGAATATCGGTTCGTATTTGAGCCACATTTTGTCATTGATTTTGCAGAAGTTCTTTGCTTTTGGTAGACCTGTTTCAGTATCAATACGATTGCCGCCAGGCATCTGCGCTAGAGCCATCTTTACCTTACCTTTATATATCATTCCTTTAGAGATGAGTATGTCCATTGAATCTTGTTCTAGTGGAAGCATCTCACCACCGAATGCAGCATCAGCAATGTTCCATAGAAGATACCGATCATTGTTCAGATACTCAACACAGGTTTCTAGTGTCTTACGAAGAAAACCATCGCGCCACAAATCATACTGCGAAAACTTCTTGTATGATTGTTCTGGATCTTCCGAGTAAGCTTCTTTAGCAAAGTATGGTGGTGAAGTAAAGATCATATCTAACTTACCTTTATACTTCTGAAACTTAGGATCATTATGAATTTCTTCTGAACCATGTTGAAAGATTTCATATGTATGTGTCTTAGGAAACAATCCATATGCACGATATGTCTTTGTGTTAAAGAAGTCAGCAAATTCATGGTACTTTGTGCGACCAGGAGTTGTTGTGTGATCGGTGTTAGGATCAGTACCAATGTAATGAATATTACGTTCATCATCAACAGACAATGCACCTAACAATCTACCACCCCAACCAGAAGATGGATCGTAGATATTGATTTGATCTTGTGTCTTGATATGATCTGTATATCGTTCATACAGATACTTTGCAGTCAGAGGTGGAAAATTAACTGCATACTGACAGAATGAAATGCGGAACGCTTTCAGTCCAACAGGAAATAACTTCTGACCTTTTTCATACAGTCTAACACGGAACAACTGTGCATCTTTGTGTTCAACATTGTTGATACAATTTTTAGGAATGAAATCTAACTTCAACAAATCATCTTTAGTGATTCGCAAGTATGTTTGATCTTTCAATTCTTCATTGTAACCAGTATACTCTTTATCACCTGCATTAGGTTCAAGCCAGTAGTCATGTGTTCCGTAGACGCGAGCATTCGTTTCAAACCATTCAAAAAATTCAATTGTCG